GATGCACCAAACTTAGCACCTGCTGCCAACACATTCACAAATCTTGAGGCTTGATCCGCGGTTGCGCCAAATTGATTTAAGCTACCGCCCACCGTGTTCGCCGCCGCAGCCATATCAATATTGGCTGCTTCAGATAATGTGATGACTTCGCGTGTCACGGCAGACAATGCAGCAGCATTCTCCAGCAAATCAGGCTTGGCAGATGCCACAAGCTTAAAGCCCTCAGCCACCTGCGCGGCGCTTTTGGTGGTCTCCGCGCCAAAGGCAATCGATTTATTGCGCAACAAATCCAAATCCTTGCCTGTTGCACCTGTGATCGCGGATAGTTCAGACATTTGTTTGTCAAATTTGCGAGTTTGATTCACCGCCTCTGCAAATGCAGCAGCGGCAGTCGCGGCAGCGGCAGTCGCCACCGTTTTCATCGCAACCTTGGCTGCCTTGGCAGTACGCTGAAATGCTTTTTCCGCGCCTGAAGCATCACCATTGATGCGGATTTTTACATTTTCATTGCGCATCACGCACCACCTTTAGATTGACGCATCTCATGCTGAACACTTTTGAGAATATCCATGCATTCAACAAACTGCGGCGATTGATTCGCCCACCCACCCAACACAGGCAATCGATAAGCATCGGGTAGGCTCTCATCGCTGAACCGATTCCATGCCACAAACACCTCAACATATTCATGCCAATAGGTGACAGGGCATGTGCGGCTTGGCTGCAACGCCTCAATCCACCGAACGGGGACATCGCGATGACATCCGCCATCGGGGATTACGCCTCGCTGGCTGTAGGGGCAGCCTTGGCAGCTTTTCCCGTCTTCTCCTGCGAAGAAGTTGGTGGCTGCGATTCTAACTTTTTTCGCGTTTCATCATCTATGATGACATGCTCAATCAGAAGGCTGCCAATAGCGCTAAATAAAATCTTAGCCTCTTTGGTCACAGGTGAAATTTGAAACGATAATTGAGCAGGGTTCTCATGCGCCTCGCCATCAATCTCAAGCTCCGTCATGCAATGCCGCATGGCATAGATGGATATAGCCGATGCCGCATCTTCTTTTTTGTAAAGAAAAGCCGCCATTTCAGAAATATGCTCAGGTGCTAGTCGCCCCAGCACAATGCGCACATGCGCATTATTTTCATCATAAGTTAGAGGCTCATTGATTCCTTTCAGTAATGTCAGTTTCATCGCTTAATCCAATGTGATGCTATAAGCGCTATCTTTACCGCGCCCAGCAATGCCGCATTCGCGACCGATGAAGTTTCCATTCACAGTGGGTTTAAGGCTCACAAGCTGACCTGTTGGCATATCCAATGTGATGCGATTGCCCGCAGATCCAAACACGCCTTTGACTGCCAAATTGGTTGCAGCCTTAAGATGATTGTAATCATCCAGCGTGCCTGCTGAATTCTTGGCGAATGTGATCATGGGTGCAGGTCTATCTGTCACATGCACTGAAGCATCGCCAATATTGCGGCGCTGCTCGGCAGTGATACTTGAATCAAATGTGAAGTTGGACACCACAATCGCTGTGCCGTTTTCTGTGATTACATCCAAAGGTGTTACCACAACAGGCGCTTCAGCCTGATAAGCTAGACCCGCTGGTAATGGCGCAATCACGCCATCTTTGTTCGGAGCCATCAGTGTGACTGAGCCTTTCAAATACGAATCGGTTGCCGCATCAATCTTGAATGCAGATGCAACAGCGCCGACAAAATCAAAGCGCTGCCCATCTTCATACCAAGCAAATGTGCCCGTCTTGCGCGCGCTACCCACCCCAGATACTGGATCAATCTTCACCCTGGTGTTCGCAGTGCTCACCACATTATGATTGCCAACTTCAACCAGCACTGCCCAATCGGGAATCACGCCAAGCGCACCGCCTTTTTGAATGTAAAAAGGCACTTCAAGCGTCATCGCACCATCAATAAACTTTGAAGCATTCTCACCAAATTGCTGGTGAATCGTTTCATTTTTAATTTCAATGTAATTCGGCGTAAACACTGGTCGCCCAGCCGTGCGAATCGCATCGCTGGCTGCCGCTAAGGTTACAGCAACACCGGGTGTTGCCTCTGCTTTGCCCAGCAAAGCAAAATTTCGTTGGTTGACATAATTGACCATAATCTACTCCTGTCCTTTCTTGGATTCTTTGGGTTTGATGGGTTTGCGCGGTGCTTGCAATGGCACGCGCTCATCAGTCACTTGTTTTGTTTGTGTTGTTGCTTTTTTGGTTGTCTTTTTCATGCTTAAATCTCCGTCACATAATCAATCAGCAAATTGATTTGTAATTTACCAAGCGGCATATCGCCCTTGTCCACGCTTTTCTCCAGCGAAATCATGCGGCTGTTTAATGCCGTGCCGCCCAAGCGAACATCTGCCGCAAGTGCCGCTTCAATCTCGGATGCAATCGCATCCAAAGCATCATCCAAGGCAACGGCATCCGATGCCAAGGCATTGATTTCAATCGCCATATGCAACTCGCGCTCTTGCGTGCGGTGCGATGCGCCTGTGCTGTCGTGAATATCCTCACCGCCTGTATGCACCACCAGGCATGGCAGCTTGCTCTCTTCCAATTCATACACTGGATCCAACAGCACATTGGCTCCAGCTGTTGGGGTGGCAGATAGCAATGCAATCAATGCATCACGAATCTTCTTGCGTGGGTGAATAGCCATCATCTAAACCTTCTGCAACTCAAGCAGCGAAAATCCAGTGCCATCAGGCTGTATGCCCACCACCTTGCCATTGAATGCATCATTAAAATCACCCGCAGCAATCGCAACCGCATCACCGCGATTCACATTTGCAACATCAGCACTCTTTGCTAATGCCACTGGGTTGCTTGTCTCAATATCCAAGCTCGCCAAATACGCATGATCAAAAATAACTGAAACAGAGCTGCCACCAATCACGGCGGCAGCCCCAAAATCAGATAGGAATACATCCTTATCAGATGCGAAAGACATCAGCTTTTAGCTTCTGCTTTAAAAAGCGCATCAAGCTTTTTACCTTCTTTACTATCAACAGTAAAAGCATGTCCACGAGCCAATAAATAAGATACTTCATCAGCAACAGGATTAACTACATCACCACGCGACACATGCTTGCCACCAATCAAGCAGGCTTTAGCGACAATGATTTTAACCTTTTTCACGGTTGTCTTTTTAGCTTTTCCTTTTTCGCTTTCTTCCGCGATGTTGCTTGCGATAAGATATTTAGCGTCATCTTCACGAACGTCGACCACATCACCTTTGGCGCAATGCTCCCCCGCAACCAAACAATCCTTTAATATTTTAATCTTCATCATTATCTCCATAAGTTTAGGATACGGGCGGGCATAAAGCCCACCCATAAACATTAGGCTGTTTTAATATCAGTTATTGCAGCAAACGCTTCAGGATGGCGAACTGCCATATCCATAAACTGCAATGCATTCACGTTGAATAAGCCTGGATTACCTTGAACTTTTTCAACATCGAGAATCAATGCTCCCCACTCACCTATGAGAAGCGATGACCAGTCACCAAAGATTGCGGCAGAGCAAACCGAACCAGAGGTGCCTTTCACAAGGTTGCTTGGAATTTGATTGCTGCGAAGTACATCGTAGCTATTCACTTGGCCAAGCGCTGTTGGCAACTCACGGTCAGAAGATGAGAATAAATACTCGCCTGTTGATGTTTTCAGCTTCTTCAATGCGCCAACAACCTTGGCATTAGTCATATAGCGTAAAGATCCTTCATCAGCATTAGATTCAGAAACCAATGTTTCCAAGTCAACAAACGCATCAACATCTGCCAACAGCGCACCGTTTGTGCCCAGTGCAACAGAGCCAATGCCTGCTGTGTTTAAAATGCCGCGTGGCGTTGCTCCTGTTCCAGATCCATTAATAGCAGCTTGGTCTGCCGCCAAGGCAATCACCGTTGCTAAATCACGCTGCGTAAGCATTTCCAACCCGATAGAAGATTGCATCATAGATTGGAGCGTGATGCGAGTAGTCGCAGCCACACCTTTTGGTGCTAAAGTCACCGCATCATAAGATTGATCACTTAGCGTTGCTGCCACGCCTTCAGCCACCCATTGAGCAGTTGCTGAGCCTGTTAGGCGCGAAATAGATTGATTGCCTTGCAAGCCATCCAATACAGTTGCGCCGGCCTCACGAACACGCATTTTATTCCGCAAAATATCAATAAAGCTTAAGCTTACATCTGTTTGAATGGTTGGTGCCGCCACTGTAGATGTCACCACATTACGACCACGACTTAGCAATACATCAGTAGGAATGGCAATGCCTTTCTTGTAAATGCTACCAAGTTTATTCGCCGTTGCTGTTACAACATCTTGCTCAAAGCCCGCTTCTGACCAATCACCCGTTGCCGCAGCAAGCAAAGCTCGATGCAAACTAAATGATTCCACTTCATTATCACTCATCCCAATTGGGCTACGCTGTTCAGAAGCTTTTGCTTGTGCCGCAGCCATTAATAAATCAGCAAACTCATTTACAGAAGCGCCAGACTCAATTGCCGCGCGAGCCATTGCTTGCGCTTTATCTCGCCCAACCAAATCATGCGCGCGATCAGCGCGAGCGCCGATTTCAGATACACGTGCCAAGTTGTTTTCTGTTGTTGTTTTTTCAATTGCTGCAACGTCGACTGGCGCTGCTGTTCCGTTATCTTTCATGATAACCTCCATATATTTTCTCTCAGGCATTGCGCCTGCCTTTTCACCCGCTGCTGCGGATTGATTGTTGACACCTTTCATCGCTGTAGGCGACAGCATCAAAACTGGTTGTGCATGTTCTTGGATTACGGCAAACATGCCGCGTAAGGATTCAGGCACACGGTTGAACGCATTTACGATACGATTCGAGAAGCAATCTCTTGGCTCGGCGCTTTCAAACGCATCTACTTTATCAGCAAAGCCAAGATCCACAGCCTCTGCTGCGGACATCCATGTTTCTTCTGCCATCATTTCTTCTACATTGGATGCATCCAAACCCGTGCGTTTCACATAAGCCAGAACAATGGCTTTTTTCAGTTTGTCCAGCACATCCGCCTGTTTGCGCATATCTTCAGCATTACCCATCACTCCGCTCCATGGGTCATGAATCATCATAAACGCCGTATCAGCCATACGGATCTCATCACCAGCCATGGCAATCACAGATGCAATGGATGCTGCTTGCGCATCAATTTCAATCACAATCCGTGCATCGTGCCGGCGTAAAGCATTATAGATTTGCATGCCTTCATCGATATAGCCACCAGGCGAAAATAGGCGTACCTTGATTTGCGGTGCAGTAATCGCATCAAGCTGTGCAATCACCTCATCCGCCCATGTTCCCCACCCGCCAATCTCATCAAAGATGGACAGCACTGGCTCATCGCTTCCTATGTTTTTAAAATCAAACCATTTCTTGTTTGTTTGCTCTTCTGAATGCTTAGACATCTTTTGCTGCCTCCATCAATTTCTCTTGGCTATTTCCAGTCAATCCACCCAACCCAAAATCTTTAAGCATGGTGTTTTCCTTTTCAATCTCAGCCCAAACCTCATCAGGATCCCTGCCCATATCTCGAATAATTTCGCTGCGTGACTTTAAACCCAGCTCAATCGCAGTTTGATTTGCCACCATTTCTTTCGCAGGATCAACCCATGCCCAACGGCGCGGTTGAAATGAAATGTTGCGGAATTTCTCAAAACGATTTGCAGGCAATGGGCGCATACCATCGGTTTCGGTTGGCACGCGAATCGTGCCGATAGCCAATTGCACATCTAACCAAGCTTCAAATAGCGGCAGCATCAATGCATCCACAAGCCATGCCTGCTTTGTTTTCCAATGCTCGCGCTCTTCAAGCGCAAAGGTGCGCATAGTCGAATAGCTCACGCCCTCACCGTCATTGCCTAAAGAATTGTAACCAACCGATGTGCCAGACGAGATGCTACGTAACATTTGTTTTACGAAATCACCAAACTGTTGATGGGGATAATCAGGATTGAACGATTTAAAATCATACCCTTCAGGTAGAACCTCCATCGCTCCAGGCTCAGCATCTTGGATAAATTCGCCTTCATCTGTTTCATCATCAGCCAGCGCATCAGTACCTTCGCCGTCCATAGATGTAAAAAAGCCCATCTTGGATGCGCCAATACGCGCATTCACTACCGCCGCCTCAATATACTTGCCTAAATGCTTCATACTGATTAATGCCGATGCCATCCATGGCACACCCCGCACTTGATCAATCGCTTCTGGCAAATATAAATGTATAATCTCATCAGCAGGCACGCGAATCCTATTCGTGGCGTTATAGCCAGATTGAGACACACCTACATTTGAACCCTCCAAAAGATGATACGCCACAGCCTTACCATGTTTATCCGTCTCTACACCCATGCGAATATGCACGCCATTAGCACGCGTTTCATTAAAGCGAATATCCAGCAGTTCAGGGTCAATTAACTGCAACTGAAAGGCATAATGCCCTCCTGTTACGCGGCGCACCAAACATTCGCCATCCACAGCAACTGTGGCAATAATAAGCTGTAGCATTTGAGTTAGACTCGTGCGCCCTGTCACATCACAATGCATAGCGCGTGACCAATCTTTCCAAGCTGATTCAATCGCATCTCTTGCAAGCTTATCGGGTGTGCCATCAAAATCTTGCGCTAAGCTCTGCATTTTAATGCCCGCATGACCAACGATATTATCCTTACACATATTCACGAATTTGCGTGCATAATCATTATTGCGTGCTTGTTCGCGGGAACGTGACCGCAACGCTCTTAGTCCCTGCCAGATATGCCAGCTTGCAGGGGCAGCCGTACTCCCCCACCCGCTGTTCAAACGAGAGCTAGATGCGCCTGCATAATTGCGGGCTTTTTGTTTGCGACCAGACGTGGATACGTTGGCAGATGCCTCTTTAAGTTTGCGATCAGCCAGCCACGCATTCAAAATGCGTGAGCCTTGCTCGCGCTGTGGATTTTCTTTGCCAATATATAAATCAGGCGCAATCTTCACCGCAGCAGCCATCAGCCAGCCATCCGTGTTAATAATCTACGGCGCGGTTTACGTCCGCTTGCCATGCGTTCTGCATTTTGCTCATTGCGATATTCGCGCTTGCGAATCGCACGAAGCTTTTCCAGTGTGATGGGGTCGTGGTATTTCATGGAGCGGCCTGCAATTTGATATTCAGCCACTTTGGGGTTGCTCGACGTAATCCAAGCATTAAGAGCATCAAGATCTTTCTTCACCTGTGAGCGCGCATCAGCCAAGCCTGATAAATTTGGCCGCACGGTGATGTCCATGCTTGCAATGGTGTATCGCTCATTTGCTGCATTGGTTGCCGCAATGCCCATACGATAATCACCAACCGTGAACGTGTTAGACGTGGCAGCGTCAAGCACAAACAAGTGTTGTCCATCTCCGTTGTCTGATGATGTGATGGTGTATTGATTCGTGCCGTTGGTTAAGTTGGCAACCAACGTCCAGCCATCAGCAGGCAGATAATTCGGCGCGGATTCCAGCCATTTGACTGTATCGCCTGCATGAAATGCGCTTGGTGCGCTTGGAGGAATATCTGCCATGGCAGCGCAACCATGCCGATTAAAACGGAAGTGTTTTAGGGTAAACCGTTCACTTTTTTCTACGATTGATAATTTGCCGAATTCGCCTCTCGGTAAGTCCGTACACGCCAGATAATTGGCTCACCGTCCGACTGCCTTCTTGCCATTGCTGGATAATCTTGGCGTTTCTGTGCTTTGTTTTGGATGATGCGACATACACATCACCAGCCCAATCGCGCCGCACCTCTGCCTCAATCTTGAACATCAGATCGGGTGGACATACATCCGCACCCAGCGAATCAGCCAGTCGTTGAATAATATCTGCAACAATATCGTTTTCAGGCATCAGCCGCGAAACCCACCAACGAAACCGCCGCCGCGAGCGCGCCGCCTGCGTCGTTTGGGTTGTGGCTTCATTGCTGGCTCTGCCTCATCAGATGTCACCACCTCTGCATCTTGCACCACATCTTTCGGCTCAAGCATTTGCGCAAGCCTCTCCCAATCCATATGCTTCATCACATGCACCCTTAATTTTGGATGCCGCGATGCTGCAATGGCATAGCCCAAAGTATCCAATGCTTCATTTCTAGCGCCTGATTTTTTCACATATTTATTCTTCTCAGGATCAAACGATTCTGACGTGAGCATTTTATAAAAATCCTCATCAAGCTCGGAACTGAATCGAATCTTGCGCGCGGACGCATCTTTATCTTCATCCGCCTCAAGGCGTGAGAATATCCAGTCTTTAGCCGTGTCAGTGCCAATGCCCCACAGGTCAACACCACCGCGTTTCATCACCTTGCCATTTTTACGCACATCCTGCTTGCTTGGGCGTGGCGATAAAATCGGCTTCCCTGTAGTGCTCAAACCTTTAACGGCAAGCAGTAAAGGTATAATCTTGGCGCGAACCGCCCGATATACATCATCCGTGTAATGTCCGCCTGTATCCCAAGCTGATGCGCGAATGCGTAAGGGTTTGCCAAACGCGTTCATGATCGGGGTGGATAAATAATCATACAGCTTGCCTTTCTTCTCAATAAACTCATCAATCAAATCGCTTGGAATGCCAGGTATCTCGAAATAATCCAATACCCATACCACGCCACCCTTGCCATGCCCAACCAATTGAACCGCCAACCGATCATCTTGCGTGTCAATGCCACATGTGAGAATCAAGCAACCTACAGGTATCGTGCGAAGCGCATAATCTTCTGCACGCTCTTGCAACATTTGCGGTTTGAATTTTTGTTTAGCCTCCCAAGATTCAGCCAATCGCGTATTGATAAAACGTTTCAGTTTTGCATGGTCGCCCTGCACCTTCAGCCACTCTTGTACACACTCCATCCAAGACCAGCCGATGCTAATCGGTGAATACAATGCATTGATGGTATAGCTCCGATACGGTGCGCCTTTGTTGTGTGGCATCCAACGCGCATGGTGATTGGATAACATCTGTGGCTTGTGATGCTCCTCAATTTCAGCGCCGCATTTTTCACACACATACCAGACTTCTTTTAACACGCCATTGATGCGCGACCATTGCAATTGCTTCCAAATCAATTCAATCCACGCACCACAATGCGGACAAGGAACCTGACGGTAGCGCTGATCGCCTCCCAAAAACTCTTCTTCAATGCGACTTGAATCTTTCATGGTTGGGCTGGAGATGTACAATGATTTCCTTCGTGGGAAATTAGATTGCCTAGCTTCAATCAGACCTAAAGGGTCTCCTGCGCCACGCAAAGTCCATGGAAACACGTCTAATTCGTCTACGATCACATTCATGATCGGCATAGAAGCAATTGAGGCAGGTGAATTACCACCACCCAGCACAAGGATGCCACCTGCAAAATCTTTGACATCCTTGCTGTTCGATGCGCTACGGCTCGCTTTTGAATTGAACTTATCAGCCAAGCATTCAGTATTTTCCAGCAAATCATTCACCCGTTGCGCCACATATCTATCGCGCAATTCAAGCGTAGGCTGAACGCTAAGCGTGGGCGCAGGCGCATGATCTATAATGTATCCTTGCCAGTTCAGACCAATTTCAGTTTTTCCCATTTGCACAGGAAACATGCACACCACCTTGCTCACAGGTGAATGCGCCGACAATGCATCCATCGGCTCTTTCAAATGCGGCATGCGCTTTGTTCGCCATGGGCCAGGTTCAGGGCTGGATTTACTCGTCAGCACCCGATGCGCATCGCTCCACGCGGATAGCGTCAAGCGTTTGCGCGGCCGCATAGCCCGCGCCGCCGAGGATAAAAGCACTTGCTTGGCGTTAGGCATATTTATTCCTTATGCGCCACAAACTGAAGACATGACCTTGGCTTTTCTCTGAACATATAACAATGACCACCCGCTGCCTTCATTCTGATGCTGTTGTATTCGCACAATTCGCAAGGGCAAGCCATATCAATCATTATATTTCCTGCATCATTCAGCCTGCTTGTTGGCAAGGGTGAAACAGATTCTATCAAATCCTTTTGTGCCTTCGTGTTTTCGTGGTTCATATTCATCACTTCACCTCCGCAATATCTGCAATCTGCCGCGAAACATCTGTCAGCAAGTTTTCAAAATATTCGGTCAACACCGCATGCACCCGCGCAGGGTCAGAAATCGGCGCAAGCTCTGGAGCCAATTGATCTGGCATATTCTCCAGCGCGGTACGGATATGCGTACCCAGCGCAACACCTGCTTTTTTCACCTCCGCAACTTCCACCACCGTCCCCGATTCTTTCTCGTATGCCAGCTTGGCAGATAGCGCATTGAACCGCTCTTTCACAGCGCGCGCTGCCTGATAGCTACTGCCTGCTTTCTCAGCCACAGGATCAACCGCCACCCCTTCACGCTCCGCTGCATGCCGCTGCTTCACATCTTTACGATTCGGATCTTCCGTGGCTTTGATGCGCTCCAATGATTCTTTCGGCAATACCTTCTTGCCATCGCCCGACATCACCAACCGCCCATCCTTTTTGAGCTGCGTCACATACGAACGTGACCAGCCTTGCTGCCGCGCAAATTCAGCTTGAGAAACAGGCTTACCCATGCTGCAACTCAGTGGTCACACGCACAGTCGCGCCAAGGCGTTTGGCGCTTAAAATCATATCAATCTCATTGGCGCATGCCTTGATTTCTTGCAGCGTATAGCCTGTTTTTTCTTCAAAGATGGCATCAAAATCTGGTGGTTTTGTTCCTGTTTTGGGTACGTCCGCTTGCTTTTCTGTTCCCATTTTAGGTGCAGCTTCAAACCCATCCTCTGATTGCGGCGGCTCATAATCATGAATCCGTGCCAGCAGCTTTTGGCTGGCTGCCAAGCCCATCTTGTGCGCAGCGCATAGCTTTCTCGCTTGATACACATACGATGCCGAATATCCCAACGCGACCGATGCTTTGTCATCGGCTGCAATCCCATATTGCGCCTTAAATGCATCAATGGCTGCAATCGCTTCTTTGGCAGGGTTGCATGGCTGGCTGGCTGGTGTGGCGACATCGACCTGCGCACGCTTTGGCGCTTCGCCCATCACTTTGCTTTTGCGCAGGGCTTGCAATTTTTCGGCGTTTGCTTTTTTGTGCTTGCCTTTCAGCTCGCTCAATATCGTGTTGACATAGCTGGCATACCCGCTTTTTGCATCCATAAACAACGACATATTCGAGGCATCAATCATCAATAGCTGGCTCACCTCAGCCAAGCTTGCATGATGATCCGCGCAGAATGCACGCACCAGCGCTTGCGCTTTTTTTAAGGTTTTATTGTTCATTCCATAAATCCCCTTTGCTTCGCTTCCTTCAAAATCTCAACGCCATTATCAAGTGATAAAATACTCCTCTCAATTCTGTCAGAAATTTCTAACGCCTCATTGAAACGCTTTAGTCTTTTTTCGTTTTCTTTTCGCATATCAGAACGATAGAAAAACGCAGCGCCTACCTTTAATCTCAACCACCGAAACAGCGCCATCACCACCAAAATCAAAAAAACAAACCCCAAAACCATCAATCCCAGCATCACATTACTCATACCGCCGCCGCCTTTTGTGCGGCTGGGCGACCATTACCCCTAGCCAAACCTTTCAAATGCGCGATACGCGCAGCAATCGCGGTTTCACGCTTTTTGATCATCGCGCTGTACCCACTCTTTGCCATATGCTCATTCGGAAAACGCTCAATATCCAACACATCATGCCCAAAACAGCATGGCCCAGATGCAATCAAGCAGCCTTGCTTCACCTCAGCCCAATAAGCTTTGCCACATGTTTTGCATTCAACAATATTCAAATCCATAACAAACCCCTTTTTTTCCAAAGAAACAACGACTTTTTGCATCATTTGCATCACCAATCCAAAGGTGATGCAAAAAACTTTCTTAATGATTTCAAATAGTTGGCTATCAGTTTGCGTCATTTGCGTCATTTTCGTATAAAAAAGACATGTGTGTGTGCGTGTGCGCGTGCGTGCGTATGTGTGCGCGTGCGCACATAACGCGCGGGTGACGCAAATGATGCAAATGATGCAAAACATAATAACAGCAACGCTTTGCGCGTGAGCAAGTGACGCAAACAGTGATGCAAATGACGCAAAAACTTGAAGAAAATAGTCCATTACATATCTCCAGAAGGCTCAACCGCGCGATGAAATTCAGGCAGGCGTGCACCAAGCCACTTCTGCCAAGCATCTTCATCGGGCTTTTGATCATCATCTGGCAACACCACAGATATAACTTTTGGTTTTTCACAACTTGGAACCTTCACAGGTTTTCTGGCTACGCATAAACCATCATGAATATGAATACGCGCAGAGAATTTATTTTTGGCGTATGAGAACCGTTCACCTTCAGTTCGGCACCATCGCTCATACACGCGATAAAGATCACCCAAAGCACATGCTTTGCACGGCTGATCCAACTCACCGCGCAGCCAAGCCTCAATAAATCGGTCAGGTGATTCTTTGGATACTTCAATCAGAGCCTTGCGCGCCCGTGTTTCCAGCGGCAAACAGCCATTATCAAAATCACCCAAATCCAAATCGAGCAGATATTGATGCAAAGCTTCCACGCCACCGTCATCAATCTCTTTGAGCACATCACGATAAAAGGCCTTATCTCGTTTTTTGGGTGTCCATATCGCCATATATCGCCTATCGTCCGCATCAAGCACCACGGGCTGCGATTCGTTGGATAAAAACACCATATTCATATGATTGGATTCATAATGCGCCGCAACATTCTTGGGATTGATGCGAATGGAATCATCGGTAATCAGTGCTTTAAGCTTATTTTTCTGGTGGAAAAGCTCTTGCCTCGCCACCACTTCATTAGCGATTAAAAACAGTTTGCGCGATACCCAGTCATTGAATTTATCTTCAATATCCGCCTGTCCAACCACGCGGCCATACTCGCCATAGATTTTCATCACAGCTTCAAAAAATAGATTCTTACCTACGCCCTGACCGCCATGAATCACCAACGCGGTTTTCATCTTCGCACCGGGGTTTTGAATCGGATATGCCAACCAGCGCAACACCCACTTGTAAACGTCACGCGGTTTATCTTCTTCACTGCAAATATATTCGAGCAATTCAAGCAGCTTTTCACACGAGCCTTTGGAGCTTGGTGAGGTTGGCCAACCACCCCACATATTGCATTTGATATTCGGGTCTCTTTCTGTCGGGTCAAAACCAACTTGATCCATAAGCACAAGCTGTCGCCTGTCATGCGTTTTCATTTCGCGCCAGCCATGATCAGGCATAATGTCCAGCATGGATGATTTCGGCAGCAAACAGCTTAGATAACGATCAAACATCGTATCCTTCACATCAAAAATTTGCACAAAACGCTCAACCGCATCATCTACCGTGATAAAGGTGGGTAGGTTGTGCTTATTCCCCGCCCCCCCAGTGAGCGCGTCCCGCGCAGACGGCTGCGCCGCCAACCCAACATCAGGGGAAACAAAAGGAAACTTATCAGCCACAGCCTGCTTAATCTGGTCAGCGACCACCTGCAAACCTTCCAACACCATCAAATCATTAAAATCAGACAGCTTCTTACCACCCCTGTCTGTAAAAATCGGCGTGATCCACTGCGCCGCATCCACTGCCATGCATGCCTTCATCGCCACAGTCACGCCCGTATTGTGTTTACCATGCGGCTCGCCACATTTCGCACATGCACTATCCGCCACCAAAGTCTGCTTTTTGCAATGCTGGCAACGGCATAAATAATCATCATCAGCTGCAATCAACCATCTTGCTTTGGGGTAATATTTCGCCAGAGCTTCTAGCACAGGCAAGATATTGTTGGCATTAAACGCCACTACCACGCCCAAGCTAGATGCATCATTGAGCGTATCGCCTGTGGCATAGCCTTCGGTGATAAGATTCACCCCACGCGGGTCAATTTTACCAATGGTGTGAAAATGACCTTGCATCGCCAAGCCAGTTGGCCAGAAACGCTTATCACCATCCATGCGCTTGATTTTCTCTTTGTGTTCAGGGTTGGATTTATCCAGGACAAACTGCAAGCCATGCAACTTGCCTTGAACATCACGCATAGGCACAGCCATCGCGCCATCTTTGGTGAAACGAACACCTGAAGCACGCACCTGCTTCTTGCTCAAATATCCCGATTCGCCTTCATCACTCAAGGCATGCCATTTGCGCAGCGCCTCTTTGGCCGCCCGCGCCTGTTTGGCTTTGAGTTCAGCTTCAGCTTTTTTGGCATTATCCCGCGCACGTTTGCGAATCAGCGCCAAATCCTCTTTGGATAAACGCTCTCTTACCTTTTTCTCAAGCTTGATAGATACAGCATTGCTCTCCGAGCCTTTCCAAACGCCATAACCACCAACCAGCACCACACCATCATCCACAGGAAAGGTTGAAAGCTGATACCAGCCAGCCTTGGGCTTCTTAGAAAGATTGTGCTTTCCGCGCCACCTTCGCCCTGTGTCATACTCCAGATGACTAATTTGAAACCCGTGCGCCTGCATTTCAGCCAGCACATCATTATAATTCAGCGGCATACTCATCGCGCCGTCCTCATTGCAACATCAAAAGCTTTCTTAAATTCTTTGCTGAAATGCTTATTCACCGAGCGCTGCACCACACCATGCAAATCAAAACGCTTCTTATATTTTGGCTCTTTGGTTATAATCATAAAAGGAATAAATCGCGTTTTGCTTACGCGACGAACAATCATCTTTTGCTTATTCTTGCCAAATCGCCCAACAAAAAAACGAGCCTTTTGGCTGTGTGGTGAGTTCTGTGCAACATCGTGTTGAGCGCCCAAATCAGAAAGCATCTTGTTCATCCAGCCCTGCGTTACATTGCCATAAGCATTCAGCTTGGCAGAGCGTGAAGGCACAAGATATTCATCATGTGCAATAATACCGCGATTGCGCAGATGAATTTCAACGCGTTTAGATCCGCGTTTGCCACCCACAACATGCGGCCGAATCATCG